TGCGGAAGACAAACGCGCCGCGGGTGAGCTCGCGTTTCTGTTGCCGGTCGCGTTTTCCCCGCCCGGCCTGAACGCCGCCGCTGGATCAGACGAGCAAGGGGTGTATGACGACCGCTACGGCGGCTTTGCGGTCACGCCGACGTTCCTGCCTGGCATGCTGCAGCTTGGCTTCGAGGGCGACCCGACGACCGGTCGGATCCAACCCGTGCCGATGCAGAGCCCAACGGTCGAGATCCTGGCCCGCACGGACAAGGTTCATAGCACAAGTGTGTGCGGTGGGCTCACTGTCACGCGGAAACCGGAGACGGTAGCCGCCTCGGCCAGTCGTTTCGAGATGGAGAAAGTTACCCTCAAGGCGGCCAGCCTGTTCGGTTTGTCATACGCAACCGAAGAGCTTCTGCAGGATTCCCCCATCTCGTTTGCGGCGTTGATTGGCAGCGGCTTCAAGGATCAGTTCGCCCATCACATGCTGAACGAGAAGATCCGCGGGCTTGGTGGCAGCGAATACCAGGGCGTTCTCAAGGCGCTGGATGCCTCGAGCCTCGGCCCCACGGTCAGTGTGGCGAAGGAAACCAACCAAGACGCGGCCACGATCTTCGCTGAGAACGTGATCAAGATGCGCGCGCAGTGCTGGGGTTACGGCAACGCAATCTGGATCGCGAACCACGACTGCTACCCGCAGCTCGCGGTTTTGTCGATCGCGGTTGGGACGGGTGGCACTCTGATTTATCAGCAGAGTCTGATCGAAGGCCGGCCCGACATGCTGCAAGGTCGACCGATCTTCTATTCTGAGTACCCCGCGACCCTCGGCAGCCAGGGTGACCTGATCCTCGGGAACTGGTCGCAGTACCTGGATGGATTGTACCAGCCGATGCAGAGCGCTGAGTCCATCCACGTCCGGTTTGTGAACCACGAACGGACGTTCAAATTCTGGCTCAGAAACGCCGGCGCTCCATGGTGGAGAACGGCCCTGACCCCCACACAGTCCACGACGAAGCTGTCGCCGTTTGTCGTGCTCGACGCCCGGGCATAAGGAGAGAAGATCATGGCAGCCACTGGCCCAGAAAAGAAACTTTCGAACCGCATGAAGGTCGAGATGCACGACTTCGACCCGGGCGCAACGACCGTTGTCGCGGTTGGCTGGCGCGCGATTTCGGGGTATCGGACCTTCATGGCGAGACTCATGCGGACTATTGGGACGTCCGCAACAACCTTCGACATCGCGGTTGCCACCAGCAGCGCCGGGGCCGGCGCCCTCGCGGTGATCACGCACGCGGTGGGGTCCGAACCGGATGCTGTAGGGGACGAGTTGTTCCTCGAATGCAGTATCGAGAACATGCGCGAGGTGCTGGCGACCGCGACGCACTGGTCGGCACGTATCAGCTGCGCAACCAACACAGACGAAATGGTCGTGACAACGATCGAGGCCGATCCACAGCACCCGAGGACGGGGCTGACGGCTGACATCGTCGCCTAACAACGAGGGAGAAAATAGCTCGGGGCACTCCGGTGCCCCGAGATCCCTGTTCTCGTTTCACATGAAGCGGCCGGATAAACCCGGTCGGCAATAGGGGGAAGGTCATGAGCACAAAGTCGAAGTTCATCGGCGGAATTCTCACCTTTTTCGACAAGTCCAACTACGAATCTGTCTTACCCGTAGCGCCGTGTAGGTTCTACGATGACTTCCTGGGTACCGACATCATGATCGACGAAACCGGCTCCAACGGGCCGTGGACGCCGATCGATGTGTCGAGTTCGGGGAATAGCACGCCGCTGATCGCCGCAGACGTGGCCAACGGAGTGGCGCGCCTACCACTGGACGCTACGAACGAAGCGCAGGAGAGTGGGCTCTATTGGGGTGACCAGCGACCGCTGGTGCTGAACCAAGGGCTCATTTTCGAATGTGGGCTGGCGTTGCAGACACTGCCCACCGGAACGGCTGAGGCGGTGTGGGGGTTGGCAGGGGACTACAACGCCGACGCTGACACCGTGGCCGAGGGCATTTGGTTCAAGGCCGACGGCGGAGGTCTCGTTGTCTGCGAGGCAGACGACACCTCTAACGAAGTGGACGACGAGAGCACGGGTATCACCCTCGTGGCTACGGAGTTCCACGTCTTCCGGATCGACTGCCGCGTGATCACGGACATCCGGTTCTTCATCGACGGCGTAGCCGTGGCCACAGACGAGACGTTTGACGCCAGCACGGTGGCAGCGTTGGCCCTCCAGCCGTACTTCCATCTCGCCAAGGCAAGCGGCACCGGTGTTGGGACTGTGGATGTGGACTACGTTCGCGTTTGGCAAAACCGCAGCTACTAAGAGGAGAACGACAAATGTCAGGAAAAGTATCGAGAGTCCTGCCCGGGACCAGACTGCTAGATGGCAGGATCGACACCGAGTCACAGCGTTTTTCGGGCTACGGCGAGCCTTACGTGTTGCCGTTCAGCTCGCGACTGGCGGCGGACGAGGGCATGTATTTCGTCGGACGGAACGCTACACCCGGAACCGGGGTAGCGGGACACGCGGCATGTACGACGCACGACACGGAAAAAGCGTACATCATGCTGAAGAACAACTCAGCGGCCGAAGGCGGACGGCGCGCATATCTGGACTACATCAAGCTCCGCTGTACCGCGGCGGGCACGGGTGGCACATTGGACTACGCCACTCACACAATCGACAGAGGTCGCACGTACTCGTCCGGTGGCGGCGACCTGACGCTCTTGAACGTCAGTCAGCAGTCGGCCGTCAACACCGTGCTCACCACGGCCAAGATCGGCGCAGTGGTTCCCGGCGAGGCCAACACTGCTGTTGCCAAGATCGTAGCGCACCATGCTCTACGTGCTGCGGTTATCGCGGTGGTTGGCGATCTCGTCATATTCAACTTCGGCGGGCCACTGGTGACGTCCGCGGGGCTGCAGGAAGGTACGCTTGAGCTCGAGAAGGTGTATCACTGCCCGCCCGTCCTGCTGGGGCCCGGCGACTCGTACCACTTGGTCATCTGGAGTGGTTCTCAGTCGGCGGCCAAGTCCTACGAATGCGAGATCGGTTTCTGGGAGCGCTAGTAGTTGGGTGAATATGCACTGGTCACTCACGCTCGTCACACGACCCGAGGTGGAGCCAGTCTCGCTGGAGGATGCGAAACTCTGGCTCCGCCTCGATCACACGGCCGAGGACGCACTTGTAGATAGTCTGATCCAAATGGTGCGGGAACAGGTCGAGGAGCACGGCATTGCCGTGATCACGCAGACTTGGGATCTACGGTTGGATTGTTTCCCTTCAATCATTCGCCTCCCCAAGACGCCGGTGCAGGAAGTCTCGTCGATCAGTTACATCGACACGAGCGGCGACACCCAGACGCTGGCGGAGGCCGCATATACGGTCGATGTCCGATCCACACCAGCGCGGATCGTGCCCGCCTACGGTTACAGTTGGCCGATTACGCGGAGTGAGCCTAATGCCGTGACGGTGCGGTTCATCGCCGGTTACGGTGCTGGTGCCACTCCGGCGGAGATCCCGGAGCGGATCCTCCAGGCCATGCGGCTGGCCTTGACCACGGCGTACACGATGCGCGCTGATCATGAGGCGGCACAGACGGCCGTCGCGCGCGTGTTGGACAACTACGAACTGCACTACTACTAGAGATGGCCAGAACTTCAATCGCGGCTTTGCGCAACATGAGGGACGGGCACCCACTCAAGATCATCCCTCGCGTGTTTGTGGAGACGGGCACACTGCACGCCGAGACGGCCCTCTTCGCACAACAGGTCTATGAAGTCATAGAGACGATCGAGCTGTCCGACACCCTCTATCGCGCGGCATCCGCCCAGTACGGGGGCGGCAGAATCCAGTTCCACCATGGGGATTCCGCGACACTGCTGCCGCAAATCCTCGAAGGGCACGACGAGCCAGTCTGCATCTATTTGGATGCCCATTGGTTTCCACGTGACGGTGTTGTCGGACAGAATGCGTTTCCGCTGTGGCACGAGCTCGCGGTAGTCGCCCCGCGTCCCTACCCGGACATCGTGGTAGTAGATGATGTGCATTCCTTCGGTCGAACAAAACCAACAGCGGATTGGCAAAACGTCGTGCCAAGCCGCATCACGGAGGCGCTCGGTCGCGTAATCAAGAGCAGGATATATGACGATCATTTCGTCGCATATCGGGGGCCAGCGTGAGAGTCGCGCTTTGCACGTGTGTCTGGCAACGCCACGATGTGACGGCGGTTTTCTGGGCGGCCTATAGACACCTGCGCGAATGGTGGGCCGATCACGAGGTCATCCCTGTCGTGGCCGTTTCGGACGACCCTGTGCACCGGGAGATGGGACCGACTGAGGCGGTGTGGCGTGAGATGCCCAATGCGCCGCTCGGCAGAAAATTCAACGCAGCAATGACGGCCGCCCGCAGAATCAGAGCAGATGTGGTTTGTATCACCGGGTCTGATGACATCATGTGCGAGAGAGTCGCCCGCGCGCTCGAGGTCCATATCAGAGACGCCACGCCATACGTTGGCCTCCGTGATCTGTATTTCCACGAGACCTGGACCGGCCGGACCGGATATTGGCCGGGCTACCATCAGCAGCATCGCATCGGGGAGCCTGCCGGCTGTCACCGGCTCATTCGACGCGAGGTATTAGAGGCCCTCGATTGGCATCTCTGGGAAGACGCCCGGGACCGAGGCATGGACCATTCGTCATTCCGCAATCTGTTCCGCGTGCACGCGGAACCCGTGCTGGTCACGGTGCGGGATCTAGGTGGCTGTGCCGTGGACCTCAAAAGCGCGACGAATATTTGGACCTACGATCATATAATGCCGCAGACCTTACCGGACGATACTATCCTCGATCGCCTACCCGAAGACGTGTGTACGATGATCCGGGATCTCCGGACGGAAGAACGGGCGCCGGGATTGGATGGGCCGCGCTGTTCATTGGGTCGAGTCCGAGTTTTGGCATCCCCGACGAATGTGCTGGACGATCTTAAGCTGTTGCGGATGGCCCAATGAGAGCGACCCTTGACCAGCGTACCGACCGCGTCCGGCTCTACGGCTACAGCGATGAGGGGTCAGACGGTGTCGTTGATTCGCAGTACACATTCGTCGAGGAGGTCTGGGCGCAATTCACCCCCGATCGAGCCAACGCGCGCACGAGCGGGGAGGCGACGACTCACGAGAGGCGTGCGACGTTTGGGTTTCATGAGCAGGTGAACCTCGATGACAGTATGGTGATCGTGATCAATGGGCAGGCGTACAGGATAGACGGCAT